CACGCTACTTTTATGGCGGCGAGCTTCTGGTGTAGGTTAGTGTCTATCGTCGTGACAGAGTTCTTATTCATCCATAACGTCATAGCGAAGTGCTTCAGCTGCTCGCCCACCTCTTTATGCCACTCAGTAATATCGTCGCGTAGGTCATCGCCGACAATCTCCAACTCTTCAGGTGATGTTGGCGCAGCGCTTGTTGAGATATTGAGGTTAGATAGGTTTAGTTTTGTTTCTGTACAAAAATTACGCGCGGCTATCAGGATACTATCGTTAAACGGTGCCATAGCATGTTGCGCAAACTGGCCAATCTGCGGTATCTGGCCATTATCATTCGTGCCTATCTTCAATACGTCGCCTGTCTGCGATTTTATTGTATCTACTTCAGTCTCAGAATCAGCACCCAGTATCACATCAACTTTTGCATTGTAATGGTAGCCGGCAATTGCCGCTTGTCGTACAGTACGGCTCGCTTCTATCATTGCATCGCGTGCCGGCGCAGACAGCACCGTCCGCCCGAACGGCTGCTTCACGGTCGAACGGTAGGTCAGCAGCGTCATTAGCGGGCGTCCCGTTACGTTGGCGATCTGAGTAGTGCTATCCGCATCAACATATATCGTCACGTCCGGCTTGTACTGTGCATAGGAGTCAGGCGCATTCACGCTATTGCGGTTCATGTTTGTATACTCACGGTATATGGCAACGCCATCTTTCAGATTCTGCTCGCGCCAGTCATACGTACCGGTAGCTTCCAGTGCTGTAAACGGCATGACGCGGTCTCCAGCAAGCGCTAGGAATCCTACGCCGCATACCAACAAATCCTCTTTCAGCTTATTAAACGCTTCCGGACCGCGCAGCTCATTAAATACCTCATTCAGCCCGATCGTGTCGTTCTCAAACCGGTCAAAGTGCGTCTTATTTGCGCGCATTTCCACGGCGCGCCGACCCCAGCCTACGCGTTGTTTCGGAATCCGGCGTGCCATCTTGCTAGTTTCCAAATCAGCATAGCTAAACTTACCCTCGTAGAACGGGTACTTGCTATTAGCTCGTGATATTACCTTGTATATTGCTCCCCAGTTCATCCATGCGCTCCTCGTATCACGCCCATTTTGCGCGAACCATTTATTGACGTCATGCCCAGCAACTGTAGTTCAGATTTCTTAAAGAATAAATCGCTTGATGGATTAGTAAATGTCATACTCTCCGAATACGGGCTTGCTGCTTGCGACCATTGGTCGGCAGGCGGCATATCAGCCGGCGTAGCTAGCGCGCGCTTCACAGCGCCCAGTATCACGAACGTCACATTGCGCTTATATATCGGGTCGTCATACATACGATCTTCCATATCCATATTGTTGTTAGCAGCTATCTGGCGCAGGTAACTGCTCGCATACTCTATCAGCGCTTCAGCACGCGCCGTGTCATCTGGTGCGTGCCAAAATGTCGTTAAATCTTGTACAGTAGCAAATGTTTTCATGATTTTTCAAATAAAAAGCGGTCTAGAAAATTTAGTGTCAAAACCTCATTTCTAAACCGCAAGAGTGGCGTTTACCTATATTATAACATAATTTGCTATTTTTCCGGCGTTTCGGCTTTTTCGTCGGTTTTTACGCCATTTTTTGGATTTTGTGGTTTTTCTTCGTCTTTTTGGTCATTTTCCGGAACTTCATCGATTTCTTCATCTTTTTCGGGATTTTCCGGCGTTTCGGCTTTTTCGTCGGTTTTTACGAGTTCCCACGCTGTTGCGGCGAAAAGCGTTCCTTCCATGACTTCTATGACTTCACCGGTCTCTTTGTGCCTAATTTGCATAATACCCTCCATATGTTGTTGTAACTATATCATATCACCATTTTTCATATACACAAACTAATCGTCCTAATGTACGCGCTCTGCTATAGCGTACCGGTTCCAGCGAGTTGGCGTGTTATCGTCTATGCTCTTTGCCGTTGTACCAATAACGTGGTACATATTCCCATCGTACGAGAACCACGCACCGTCTACGCGCTCCTGACTAGCTTTCGGCAGGTGTACTGTTACCTGCGGCTTGCGTATTGTTGGCGAGCCGCTCTGCGCTATCAGGCAGTCTGCTATCACGATACTCTTAGTGATTGTACCGTCGCTGTTTGGACGGTTCATGAAGTTGATTTCTATGCCTTTCATTGGGTTGCCTCCTTGACTTATTTATGGTTATTTGCTACTATTCCCCATAGAACACCCTTTCGATGACCACTTTTAGGATTTCGGACGGGTGTTTCTTTTTTGTTCCATGCCTTTATAGTCTACTACCTCACCATCCTTAACAACTACATAGTGACCTACGTTCTTATTTTCAGCGCGCCAACGTATATACGATACTGGATCAGTATTTTTATCTTTCCAATCAGTAGTGTTGTAAATTATACCACCATCAGTAGACACCTGTTTTATAGCAGTACGCGTACGAGCGTCAACTGCTGTTGGCGAGCTGACTTGCTTCACTTCAAACTTTCTACCATCAATAATAAGATCCGGTGTTTTTACGCCCTTTGGCGACTCAACACGCCGAACAGCATTTACTTCCTTTAGCTTAAACTCGCTACGCACTATAGCTACGGTATTCAGTTCTTTAGAAGTTAGCGGATAGCCTTTTTCTAGCTTCCAGCTTTTGTCATACCCTGGAAAATGCTTGGCGTATGCGTCAGATTTTAGTTGCGGCGCAACGTCGGTAGAGGCATTATTCTTGCCCTTGCTCTTCCCGCCTTTCTTATTATAATTCCTCAACTCCCCGTTCCGCGACCGGTAGCCGCTTACCTCAAACTTACAGTCGCATTTAGCGTGGCGGCGGAAGTCGTCGCCTTTCGGGTTGGTATACGTGCCCGACTTAGATACGCACCATTTACAGTCGCCTATACCATTCACGCTGCGCGTTAGCGTTGGGTGCTTCTGCATGCTTTGCGCATTACGGAAGGCTTCCTCCTGCGCGCTACCCTGGAGAGAGTTATAGTAGCTTCCCATGAGCCGGTCTATCGTCTCGCGGTTAAGCGCGTTGTTACGCAGGAGTTTCGTTGCCAGGCGCTCCGCCTGTTCCTTGGCGTCATGGCGTGCTGCTTGTATAGCAGTAGAGTCAAACACTTCTGAGCTTGCCTCGAATAGCTGGTCGTGATATGCATTGCCAGTACGCCTCAGTAATTCTAACAGGCGCTTCTTTTTGTACTCAGGCGACGCGTCCATCGCTAATATTTGGCGTACTGCCGCTGCTGTGCGCTCTTCCATGTCGCCGCTAACGCCCGAAAAATCTACTCCCATTACTCAAATCTCCATTTTGCAAGCTCTTCTAATATCTCGTCTATCTTTTTATCCAGACGCGCCGTATCAGCTGCGCTCGGCTCTGGGAACGTCGCGTCCGGCATGGCTTTTAGCTCCTCTATCTTGGCACTCGCCCACGCTACAGACTTGTCTTCTGTGTCGTCTAATATGACACCTTTTTGAAGTGCTAAATCTGCCAGATAATCGCGCTGCCCCTCTGTCATGCTTATATTATGACACCGGCGTTACGTATTATCAACTTTACTGTATAATATAATTATGGCTCAAAAGCGCAAATACAAGCAAGCGCGCGACCCTCGCCGGCAGTTTCCCAAACTGCGCGAGGATTTGCGCAAACGCGTCTACGCGACGCAGGACACATGCGGTATTTGCGGACGACCGGTAGACACAACGCTGCCAGCGGGTAGCCCTATGTCGCCGGAGCTCGACGAGATCGTCCCCGTATCACGCGGAGGCTCGCCGTATGATTTTGAGAATCTTCAGCTCACGCACCGTATTTGCAACCGGCGCAAGGGTGCGAAAATGCCAGGCGATGACCTGCCTGAAAGCGTCAATCCGATACCGAACTCACGCGAATGGTAACACTACAACTGTGACATAATCTGATGCCAGCGTTCCTTGTTCATCTTCTTGTCTTCGTTGGACTGCCGGCGTTTCTTAAACACTCGTTGACCCCACAATGCAAACGTAGCAGCGTCAAGCGCTGATGTTGATAAGTTCTTACTCATACTCTCCCAGCCAAAACCACCATATCGCCCAAACGCACGCTCTTTTGTGATGCGTACGGTCTGATTCAGGAGCGGCTGGTTGTAGTGGCTTAGCTCCTCCTGTTCTATAGCGTCGCGCATGAACTGATGCGCTGCTACCACCTCTTTCATTGTCGGCTGCACGATTTTCTTAGAAGGTATACCACTCCTAGTAAGCTCTTCGTACAGTATCGGCGCGCCGGTCGCGCCATCGATGATGATTTTAGCACTCTTCCGCCACCGCTCAATAAGCCAGGTTGATAGCCTGTGGAAACCCTCATTCATTGGTCGGTTCATGATCACCTCTACATGTATGCGTCCGTCTTTAAGCGGCTGTGCTACTACAAGCGTGAATGCACTGCGATCTGGCGCAAATTTAACTGCATAAACTGGCTTAAATGTGTCATCGAACTCTGGGTTTTTCACAACTAATGCGTCCCATACACTCTGCGCTATCGCACGCTTATCTTCCACGCCAGACCACCAGCCGAGGCGCATACGGTTGAAGTCGTCAGTTGGCATGCTAGCCGCTTCCACCTCCACAGCAGACGGCAGCAGGAAGTATCCGAGTGACGGATTAGTCTCAAACCATTTATCGCGATCAGATTTATCAGTAAGCTTTTCTACGCCCCATTCCGTCCACGCTCCAGGCGAGCCAGACAGCTTCTTAGCACGCACGCGCGCGAATACCTCGCCGACCGATTCAGCCATAGGCGGCGTTCCAGCATAAATCACCTGAGGATTACCGGTATGTGCCGCCGATACGGTCGGCATAAGCGTCGACTGGTGCGAGTCGATTACGTCGGCTGCTTCGTCTATAATAAGCTCATCGTTTGTCTTTCCGAGCCCGCCTAGGCGCGTGCGCGTCTTAAATTGATAGCGTGCGCTGTTCTCAAATTCAATATAATCGTAGTTTTTTGGCTTCTTACGAAAGCGCGGTGTCAGCAAGTTGAATATCTCCTCGTGCTCGTTTTCGTAGAAGAAATCTTGTACGCGCCGTTTCACTTCATTGGCCGTGTCCTCTTGTTGTGCCGTGAACAGTCCTATTGCTTTACGAAAAATCACACCATAAATTACACGCGCTGACAATATTTCTGTTTTGCCATTCTGCCGTGGCACTGATAATCCGCATTCCAGATTAACAAAGTTGCCATTCTCATCTTCAGCTAGCCAACGCAGCAACACTAATCGTTGCCATTCCAACAACGTTGTGCCATATTCGTCTAATAATTCAAATAGTAGCTCTGCTTTGGTTGTGTCACCTGGCATATATATGTCAATTCGCGGCGTCTGGCTGCCGAGCTGCGTTTTTTTGCTTATTTTTCTTGTCATTTTTTCGTTGTAGACGACCTACTAGTCGTCTTTCCACTTTTCGTCGCTCTGGCGCGCTTCTGGGCGGGTTTAACAGGCTTTACAGAGGTCGCTTTTTTTGGCTTCATAGCAGCCTCTAGCACTTTTTCCAGCGTAGAGCCGGATTTCGGGCGGCGCGAGCGTATTTCGCGTAATTCTTTGCGAAATATATTGATATTTTGACTCAAGCGCGCCACTTCCTGCGGCGACACGCCAGACGAGCTCAGCTGCTCCGTGTTCTGACGTATCAACGCCTCGTAGAATTTCTCATCATCGTCGCCAACGGCCAGGTCGAGCACGTCTACCTCGTCATGTCTATCCAAACGCCCCTTATACAGCTTGTCCATTTTTGTTGGATCTTCAATTATCTCAAACCAGCGCATTAATGCAGCATAACCCTCTACCGATATTGTCTTTTCCAAATAGTCCTTATTCTCGGTCAGCACAGTAGCCGGCAGTTTTTTGAAAAATTCTAGCCATTCGTCGTAACTATAGCCATTAGTACCAGTTAAATCGATTTCTTTCATTAAGCCCTCACGATAGCGGCATACGGCTCGCGTTCAGGTACGCGCAGCTTGTATAACACGTTCTTAATGAGGCTTGTCTCAGCGCATGAATACCCGAAGTCATAATCACGCTGTTTACATATCTGCTTCAGCGTCGTTATCACTGCGCGTAGATCTGCCATGTCGTCAAGCGGTTCAAGTAGTTCAGTGTCATAAACTGTCATCCAATCGTCGCCTACGCCGATCGTCAGGCGCACGTTGTTGTACTGCACGTAGATTATCTTTGTGGATAACTCACCAGCGAAACAGACAACTGTTGCGCGTTGATCTAGCTCATTTCGTATATCATTCTCTAAATCAGCCGTTATCGCCATACGCACACCCCTCTTTTTGTCATAATTTTTATGGCCTCACACCACCGCGAGGCGCACCAACGAGGATTTTGATTTATGAACCGTATGAGAATTGAACTAATCGTAAAGGAGATGATGCACCTCTCGTATGAAGCAATGAGGCGAGTGATGGACGACTCACCTCGCGGTGGTGTGAATTGTAAACGATAAGCTCTATCGTGGAGAATGATTTTTGCGTAATTTCATTGTACTATATTTTTTCATATCGCGCAAGCCCCAAAAATCATTTTTTTTCGCTGCGTGTAAATAGCCCCACTCACCGCGCTCTGCCACGGGCTAGCAAGGGGTATACTCATACCCCCCTATAAAATTTATAATTTGTCAACTTGAGTTTTCCACAACCAGAACAAAAAATTATTAAAGATTCTTATCAAAAGTGTTGACACTGTGAAGTCACTTTGCTATAATAAAGACAGTGATGAGGAAGTAATCACTAGCAACTAAACAATTTGGCGGCAGAAAGAACGTTACAATGACAATAACAATTAATATATTAATCTTTAAGCTTACAATTAAACTTGAAATCGTCAAGCGGAGGAAGACGAATAAATCGGTCGATTAAACATTAACATCTAACACATAGTTCCTCATCACTATCGCCGCCAAGAAAGGACAAGAAAATGGCAACATTTACAGCACAATATTGGGCAGAAGACGATACACCTCAAACACTAGAGTTTGAGGCAGACAAAAACCTGCGAGACGACGACGAAGCTCTTGAAGAGATTGCTCGCCGAGAAATGACTAAAAGATACGGCTATCGCTCGGCAAATGCGGCAGAGTTCACGGATTTCTTCCTAGAACTAAACCGCGACGCGATACTTAATCAGATTATCGAAACTGTTAAAAAATTAGACAGGTACGAAGATTACTTTGCGGTCGACATTGACGGCGATATCGCATTTTACGAAAGCGAGCAAGCTTACAAAGACGGAGACGAAGCTATCGAATGGTTCGACGCTAACGTCGCTACTGAAGAGGCTATCGATAAAATGGAACAAAATTGTACTGAAGAGTCCGAAATTCGCTACGACGGGTTGAAATTCTTTACAGTTGAAGCTATTTACTAAACTAAATTGCCTCGCCGGCGGCATTGTAGCCGGCAGAAAGGATAAAACATGAAGCACGGATTAGAGCAACTCACAGAGCGCATGAAGTTCAATCGCGAGCATAATATATCGTTTGCTAGCGATAAACTGCTAGCAGAAGTGGAGGAGGATCTGGAATCATATGCGCCGAACACAAGTACTGCTGTTTGGTGTGATCCGAAGGACAATTTTGTGAAAGACTATTACGTCATTGATTTAGAGCTAGAAGACGACGAAGAGCGTGAGGCTGCTAATAAGGACAAGGCGGAGTTTGTTAAGGACAAAAATCCAGATGATATTTACATAATTACGCTTAGCGAGCTAAACGAAGTATTAGAAGAACAGGACAAGGTTTTGTAATATGGCTAAAATGACACCACACAAATCCGTTAGGATTGACCAAGACACATATGATGAATTGGTGAAGATTGCAAAAGACATGCGTGTTTCAGTAACCTGGCTCATAAATAATATATTGCGCAAAGCAGTTGATAAGAATGACGAATAATGATAACGTGTAGCTACGTGGTATTGTCATCCACGTGTTCTTTCTCCGCCTCCAGCGATGGGGGCGGGTTTTATTTCGTCCTGTAGAGCGTATATTTAACACAAACACGTTCTACGGGACATTTCATCTCTATCTCTCCACTCTATACCCAACAAACCGCTTTGCATGGCACGCTGGACAGGCCATTACAATGAAATATGCTCGTTGACCTTTATATTCCATACCAAGCTTAATTTGGTCGTGCGTTCGTTCTTCTGGTTGGACCGTCTGCTTAAACCGTTGCCAGGTGTGATTACAGGTATCGTTGTCCTTACGCTTACTCTGTTGTTTACGCAATCTAGCTTGTTTGAGCTTTTGTTTGACTTGCTTTTTTAGGACAGTGAGGTTAGTCATGACCGTCCTTATTATTTTCCGACAAATAAGCTCGTAATAGTATAACTGCACCAACAACCATATTCTTATATACATCTATATTGTCGTGATGTGCGGATTCTGCTAGCTTTACTAACTCTTCAATCATGCCGCGTGGAATGGCGATAGTGTCGCCACTCGCACTAGTGCGTGAGGATATAATTTTATCGATTATTTCGTTGTCAAGTTCAGTAGCAAGCTTTGTTATGTTATCTTGATTGTCGAGTTCTCTTTCGAACTCTTCAACATTACCTTTATAGATTTTAGGCACATTAGGCATTATTTCTCTCCTTTATAAAAAACAACCATCTTGTCTTACCGCCCTGATCACCAAACGCTGGTTTTTGTGGTAGAACTTTCAAAAGGTCAATAGTCTTAATATCGCCCTCACTCCATTTCATAGCCACAACACAACCTGGTTTTGTTACTCGCAAACATTCGCTTAAGCCCTTACTCAATGTTTCCTGCCACGTATCCTTACTAAGCCGGCCATATTTCTTTGCAAGCCAACTATTCGCACCAACATTTATATAATGCGGCGGGTCGAATACGACAAAAGAGAATGTGTTGTCTCTAAACGGTATATTAGTGAAATCAATTAGGTAGTCTGGTTTAATGTCCAGTGTCCTAGTTTTCCCTCGATCTTTCATTTGGACCACCGTATAACGCTTGTCGCAATACGTAATGTTTGGATGGCTCTTATTGAAGTAGAACATTCTACCGCCACAACATGGGTCTAAAACGGTTTTGTCTGACTTATTCATCCACTACCTCTATTTGTTCGAAACTGTCTAAGCATGTATCACCGTATTTAGCTTTAATCTTATTGATTTCGGATTGGGTGAACAGTGTTTGGTAGGACTCGTCGTCGACTGCGTTACTAGTAATGCACCTACCAGTCGCTCTGTGACAATTCAGGTATTCGTTAAGCGAATCTTGCGGAATGGGGAGCTTTAATTTCAGCTTGTACCGTCTTACTTTTCTACGCGCTTCAATAGGCGTGCAAGCATATTCGGCACAGAGGTTAAATAACCGGCGCCGGTATTTCTCTGGTAGCGCTTCAAAAATGTTTGAACTGACGTTTACAATATATCTTTCGTTAATGCCTACTAATGCTAATGGTGCACCATTACTATCATATAGTCCGATATCGTCGCCGACGTTCTCTACGGTTTTAACAAAATCTAGTGCTCTAGCCTTTTTAATAAATTCATTAGTTGTCATTGTCGTCTCCTTGTTCGAGGTTTTTCGTGTGTATACCCTTAAGCCACGTTTTAAGGTTGATGTACGGAGTATGGTCATCGTTGTCATCTGCATACATTTTGTAATACCAGTCTATTAACGTTTCCCTATCGGCGTTGTACTGTAGAGCAGTAACCATGTCGTCAAAGCCCCAGAACTCGTCTCCCATATTCCAAACTCCGATTGAATCGTCTCCGACGTTGTAAATGTCCTCAGAGTCTAGCCCACATTGGTAATACTTCTTAGCGAATAGCTCAGCTATTTGGCGGGCGGTCGTATCAAGCATCTCTAACGCTTCTCTAGTTCTCGTGTCCATTATCTGTCTTCCTTTTCAGCTTGTTCGTTAAGCTCGCGCCGGTGGTTGTCGATAGCTTCGGCTGCGGTCTTAGTCATAGCGATGTGGATAAGCACATGCGCTATGTGATCGATAGGTATAGGGTCATCCATGTCGATATGGTGGCGTACGAACATTTTGGCGAGCATTATACTATCGCCGCTCACATTGTCGCTCAGGTCAACGAGGATATAGTCGACGAGGTATTTTCTGCGCCAGGTTCTGAACTTGCTGCTTCTTAAAAACTCGTTTAAGGTGTCAGTGAAGTTTTGTGGAAAGCAGTCTTGCGCCTCCTGCGAGATAGTGCAGAGCAGTTCGTCTACCGGCGCGAACTCTGTCTTACGTTGTTTCTTGCCTTTCATTCGGTACTCCTTTCTTTTAATAGCTCAGGCTGTTCGTGGATATTGCCGGCAACTTCCAGAGTATCAAGATCGACCATCATGATATTAAGTTCGGAAAAAGTGTATGAGAAGTTGTTTTTGACCATTCGTAATCCGAAACTAGCTAAATCATCTGACCGCTCTACTACACCCACATATTTGCCATTTTTGGTAAAGAAAGAGCAGATGTCACCCGCGTAAATCTCTGTACCGTTTTTGTCTTTTAGTCCTGTATATTGCTCCCAGGTTTGGCTACTTCCGCTTAGTGGTTTATCTCCACCAATTGTGCATGCTCCACAGACCAGGTCGCCGAGAGTAACAAATGTCCAGGTTTTATTGTTAACATCCCAAGCTCTAAACTTTATTTTACGCATTACTTAAACTCCTATAATGGTTACTTGGTATTTCATTGCCGCCAGCTGTCTTGATTAACCAGCTCTTATAACATTTCGAGTAGCCCATTTGGCCACCAGCTGATTTGCAGCGAGCATAAGTGTTTATCGTGTTCATTGATTTCTCCTCTTGAAATATCTAATTTAACAAAACGCCGGCGGCTGACTTCAATCTCGCCCCTGGTGAGCATGTCCAACATCTTCAGGCACTGCTCGTCTGTTTCTGCACCGATATTAAGGATTAGATTACTAGGACCACGTATACCAAGTTCCCAATCTATAATTGTATACAGCACTGTTTTTTGAGCGTTAAAGGGTTTAGTCAAAACCGCAAATGCTGTATTAGACGCCCTGACTGTATAGCTATGTCTCTCTGAGCCAAACCATATTTTAGTACCAACTGGGATAGCTCTTGGGACGTAAATGTCTCCGAGTTTTCTATTCACTCTGGGTGTCCTCCAACTTATTAAGGGTAATCTCATATTTACCATCATCAAGAGTAACCTGTATACGCTGAGCCTCTGCAACCTTGAGTATTTCTACAATGAGGTTAAGCGACAGCTCTAGTCTGGTTTCTACTGGAGCTAAACTCCATAAAACGTCTAGTGGTTCTGGCATGCGTTGACATCCCCTTTCTCTATGTCTACAAAATTAGTGGTTTAATTCAACCGCATAACTGGTTGGCTATATTTGAAATTATGGACACTCGAAACATCAAACGATGGCGGCAGGAATATACCTTGGTCGTCAACACGCTTCAATATGTCAACTTGCATAGTTTCGTTTGTACATCTATGAAAAATAGCACCAGCTTTTACTGTTGGCAGGTCTTTGAGAAGTTTGTAGCATTTTGCCATTATCTTTACATCTCCTTTACGATTGTTAAGATTATCAAGTATTTCATTACATTTTCGAGTGGCTCTTACCCTCTCCATTTGCAATACCTGTCCGGCGCGATTTTAGTCCGCCGAGTTTGCCGGCGCAACGGGCGCGTTTATGTTCGCCTGGTATTAAATCGCAGGTGCACCAGGCTTTCGAGTGAGCGAAACCGCCTTGCGTACCAATCACGCTACCGCCCTTTCTGCCGATTTCAGCATAGAATGTATCGCCATATTTCTGCTTGAGCGTTTTTGCGGCGGCTAAACCGCCTTGAGTTGTACCTGGCATCTCTACTCATCCTCCCAATAATTCATCGTATCCATAATTAGCGCAATCAATATGAATACAAGTGCGAATGTTACTATTACTTGTGCCGCTACGGGTATCGCCCAGATAATCCAGATAATTCCGACGATGCCGGCACCGGCTAGAGATACCTCAATTTTTGTGCGGTCTTTAGTTGGTATTGTCATTTTAATCGCTCCTCTATAAATTTCTTAGCTTCCTCGAACCCGCGGCAGACAACTGCTTCGATACCGGCGCTGTTTAGTATCTTGAGCCACTCCCTCTGAGAGGGTGAGACGTGGCCGCCTTTTTGGCGTTTGAGTTCAATGGCGATAAGCCTCTTGTCCACTCTTCGCTCGATGCAGTTCTCGCCGTCCTTTATCACTTCCAAATAAGGTATATGAGATGGTATAGCTATTAGGTAATCTGGAAAGCCCTTAGACTGCCCCATGCGCTTGAGTTTGGCGGTTCTAAGCATTGCTGTCCGTCCCCTGCCTGATTCGTTAGCGATATGGGTGAACGGCAGCTTCTTCAGTCTCAGCCACTGTGCTAACGCTTCAGCCTCTTGGTCTTCTGTTGGATTGAGCTGCGTTAATCGTGTCATGTTCTTATATACCCCTCATCCAGCACAATCTTCCGGACCGTGCTTTTTAGGTTGGCGGTAGACAATCTTAGTGCTTTCCTATAGACTTCAGCATCTTTACGTTTATAGAACGTTAGGGTGAGGTCTATGTTGTGTTCGACTTCGACAATCCACCGTGTTCCGTTTGATACATCGCGTTTACTGAGTTTCTGTGCAAGTCGCCGTAACATTTCCATACCCTCCTTTGGTTATTACGCTTACTGCTGTAGATACTTAATGTGCTTACCAGTTTTATAGGCGACCCAGGCTTTCCATCCGCTGGATCGGTATATTTGATAAGCTACTTTAATGTTTTCCGCCGGGTCGTAACGACTATGATTGGTAATACGTTTTGGTACGTGGACCGAGTTGATCTGGAATAGTCCAACGTCGTCTGTGCCGTTCGTATTGATGCCGCGTCTGTTTGGGTTACAACCGCTTTCGGCTCGCATGACTGCCATTGCTATGCGCACGTCCCAATCATATTGATTTATTAGCCCGCGATATGCCTCACAGCTTGGCTTTGGCGGCGCAGATGGTGTAGTTACCGTCTTTGCCGCTAAAGCGGCAGGAGGAGGCGTATTTTGCGGTTTTTGTGGTGGTTGTGGTGGGTCAGCCTTTGGCTTTACAGTAGGTACGGCTGGTTTACCTACTGGTTTGATTTTGACAACTGCTTTGCAAGGCTTATTACTTCAGCATTGCGCTGGACGGTATGTTGTTTGCCGTAATGGTAGCCAATGCCGGTACAGACAGCGGCGAATGTTACGATTGATACAGCTATAAGCGCTATTCTCATCGCTTGATATTTAATCTTGTTGATGGTTACTGTTTTCATTGTTTTCTCCTTTTTGGTTTTAGATGTTTTGTTAAATAGTTTCATACGTTATTCTCCTTCACGACTTTTCGTTAGCCGTGGTGGCGGATTGAGCTTGTCTCGCAAAAATCCCACTTGATCCGCCAACACGACCAACGACTGATATATAAATCCTGATTGTTAAGGTGATCGCCCTGTAGATTACTGCCGCGCCCTCATGTATCTTTGCGCCGTACTTTCTGTAACGATAGCTTTTTCGCTTTCGGAGACCGACAATTTACTGATTGGCGACCTCAGTTAAACGAAAAAGTGAGGAGCCCACATCGATTGCTCCTCACTTTTTCGTACAAATAAAAAACCGATGTGGGTAATCACATCGGTATGTCGGTATAAATCTTAGTTTACAAAAGAGGTGCTCTAACCAGCTGAGCTAAAGCGGCACGATAATATCCAAAAAATTAGAAAGGTACTAGCTTACGCTCAAGATATAGTGTAGCGTATTTGTGCGGCGAGAGCAAGCCCTTTACATCGCAACGCGGCGAGGCTGCTTGATACGCGCGGCGGGCGGATTCTTGCTGTTAATCGCGCGGTTAATTCGCTTGCGTAGCGCGTCAGCTTTTTCGTGCTCGCCATTACGCTCGTAAGCGTCTGCTAAAATGTTGTAGCTTTGCACGCTTGGTTCTAGCTCAATCGCGCGCTCTAGGTGCTCAAACATTCGCTTCGGATGGTCAAGCTTTTCCTGCACCTTTGCATACGCAATATGGCGCGAAGCGACCGTTTCTTCCATCGCGAGCGCCTGTTCAAACGCCAGTGCCGCTTTTTCGTAATTTTCAGTTTCATAATAAATCAGACCAACGTTGTGTAAACTTGATGGGCTCGGCTCTAAGCTCTGTGCAATCTCAAAACATTCAATCGCATCGCTGTACGCTTGCTGCTTGGCGTATAAAATACCGAGCCGGTTGTAGGCAGTAGCATTACGTTCGTCGATACGCAGAATAGTTAACAAGGCTTTTTCGGCGCGCAAATACCGCTGCGACTTCAATGATTCCTGAGCAATTTCCCATAATTTATCAAGTTTCGCCGACAGCCTCTGCGGCAAATCCCGCGTCGCCTCATTTGGCGATTGCGTATACCACAGAGTAAAAAACCCAACCACAACGACAAACAATAATCCAAACATGTTGCCGTTATTATACCATTAACTGCGTCAGGGCGACAAGTTGCAGACGTACGTTTCCGTTGGCGGCAATTCGCTCGTATGCGTCGGCGATATGCTCGCTTTTATGGATAAGGCTGTGCGACGGATTGCGA